TGACTTCATTTGGTTCAAATATTAGGTTGCCATTAGCACCCATTTGAATACCTGCATCTGCAGCATATGCTGATGCTGCTAAAGAGAATGACAGGAATAGTGATGTTAACATGATAGTTAACCTAGACATCCACCACATAATTTCGTGTTTCATAGTCCTAGTATGTAGTCAAGACCTGTTTCGTTAGTACACCTATCAATAGAATGAGGATGCTCCCTTAAATAAGGAACATCCTCTTTTGCGTGTTCTATTGCTGAGTATGAGTCTGTAGCGTACTCACAAATTTCGTAATGATGCTGTTGAGCATCATGATACCCGACGGTATAATGGACTTGGGGCATGATCTTTCAATCCCAAATTTACTTTTATTTATTATAGCATATGGGTATTTTTACGCATCAATGTGTGGACTCAAGAACACTGTGTTGAACTCAATAGAATCTACTAAAACCATTATTATATTTAATATTTGGCATTGCTGATGACAATCTAAAATTCATTGATATAACTGTTCTTTTACCATCTGTAACTGGTACTTTATGTTTAAGTAAAGATGGAAAAAATATTAGCATATTTTTCTCAGGTTTAACTTCTGTAACATCTTCAAATATAATGGGAGCACAACCCTCCTCTACATCAACATAATATACACACGACATTACATCTGGAAAATGATCATGGTTCTTTGTATGGTCACCACCTTCATATTCCATCACCCACATATTAGAACATATTAAACTTGAATCTGCTTGAAAATATTCATTGCATAAAAAATGACATGCCTGTGAGCAGACATCAACAAAAGGTTGAAATCTAGGATCTTTCTTATGAGTAAACCAATCACTTCTCCATGCTCTTACATTACTACGATACCCTTCTGGGTATTGTCTTCTATGATCTTTAATTAGATCAGCAAGACCTTCATATTCTATAGATGTTGTAAATACGGGAACCTGTTTGGTTACATTAGTAACTTCAAACTTTGAGTGCATTCTGTTTTTCTAATACCTTCCGTTCTTCTCTACGCTTTAGTATAGCATCTAATTTTGCCATCTTAGCTTTATTAGATGGTTTACTTCTCCTAGAAACTTCCTCATTCTGTTGATCATCCTTCTTACTTAATGCTTGTTTAACCTTTTTCTCTACCCTGTTTTGTACTAATTGTGTTCCATGTTTTTTAACAAACTTACCACCTGATTTTCCACCAACTTTAATTCCTCCTCTTACAGCAGCTTTACCAGCAGTACTAGCAACAACTTTCTTTGCAGCAACTTTACCAGCGACTTTAGCAGCAACTGCTGCTAGTGGTGCTGCCTCTTTTACTTCTTCCTTTTTCTTCTTTTTATCACCAGGAAGTTTTCTTTTACCATCACCCTTCCATATACCATATGCTGATCCTTCAGTTACCTTTTCATCACCATGCTCTATGACTTTACCATCAGCATCTTTTTGATGATGCTCTATCATCTCACCTTCTGGTTGATGCTCTGCTGATAATGCTGCATAAGGTACTGCCTTTCTATTCTTAATCTTTCTATTCTCTACTGCATCCTTATGTCTTTTAGCACCTTTCTTTAACTGATTAATGACACCTTCTCTAACTTCCTCTCTAGTCAATTCAGCTTTTGCTAAAATTGCTTCCTCGTAAGTCATGTGCTTTTTACCAACCTGTGTACTAAATTCTCCTTTCTTTGCTTTTAATTTACCTGCTGTCTCAGATTTTGATTTACCAAGACCACCTTTTCTTGTAGCATGTAATTTAGCGGTGCTGCTGCCTTTCTGCTTAACCAATACTGAATCTTGACCGTGCTTCTTAGCAATCTTTTTCATATCCTTTTTAAACTTACGCTTACCCTTCTTACCTGAGGTAACAAAATAGGATCTCTCCTTGACCTTTTTCTCCTTACCAGTATCTTTATCCCTCTCTGAATATGTACCAGTGGTTTTCTTAGGACCATATCCTCTACCACGGAGATCTTTTTCTAATTGCTTAGATCTAGATTTATTCTCCTTTTTGGATTTATCACCTCTCTCAGCAGATATAGTTGCGTGAGATTGCCTTTTATCCTTAGCTCTTTTCATCACACGAGCTAAACCACCTTCATCTAGTTTCATATCTGACAATATGCTACAAAGATATTTATATTATATTGAATGAAAATATAGTACGATCAAAATCTGTATAATTTGGTGCTGCCATATGAGTGATACTAGCAGGAAATATAATCAAATCACCTTCATTAACTTCTGGTATAAAACTTTTCTTAAAACCATCTATATCAGCAAAAGGTGAGAAGAATGTTGTTGGTGTATGATTCTCATGTAACTCTGCATAGAATACACCAGAGTATCCTACTGCTCCATGATCATGTGGTTGAAAAAAATCACCTTTCTTATATCTCTGACACCATACTTGAGTTACTCTTTTAGCCCTTTCTAATTGCTGAAGGTACGGATCTAGCATCATCATTAATGCCTGACCATACATCGGAGGGTTTGGATTAAAGTAATCTGTAAAGGTTATATTTTTATCCTTTGCATTAGGATCACCGAACGGAACCATCGAAAGGATTTGATCCTTCTGATTACTCCATTCAGTGACAGTAAATTTATAATATGGTATTTCAAATAAATTCATTTTTTAGTGCAAAAATATTTCATATGACCTTGTATCATTGCCCTTGCAGTCTCTGTCTGGTGACCACAATGAGGACATTGGTACATAGTTTTGCCATCTTCATTAAGTATTTTCATCGGTAGCTTTGTCATAGTACAAATTCCCTGATATTGAGATTCTATCTTCTTTACAGTTGTAAAAAGGATATACCCCATGACGGAATGTAGATGGAAAGAATAACATGTTACCTTCCATATCTGGATTCATTTTGTACATGTAAGATGTAACTGCACCAGATGTATCTATGTATGACATTTCAAAGTCAGATGCCACTGAGTCATTGACTTCTTTCAGGAAATCTTGATTATTTTGTTCTTCACTATTAGTAGGAATTTTAATCCACACTACAAAGGAAAACACACCCCCATGATTGTGTGATGGATTAAATTCATGTTCTTTCTGTTGATTTACCCAGAATCCATTTAATACTAACTTATTAACTCCTACAGTATTAATTCCTTTTGGTGCATAAGGAAACTTTTGATTAAATTCATTAGCACAACCAATTAATACATTATTAGTAAACCAATTATCTTTATCTTCTAACTCTAAACTAGAAGAAATATGACCTGCTAAGTCACCCTTAGCAGATCCTTTTGCATCAGCAATTCTATTGTAAAGATACTGTAGTGCTTCAGTACTCAATCCAACTTCTAACCACCCAGTTACGGGTGGATAGACAGGTTTACAAGAAAACATTTATTAGAATGGTGATCCAGGAACAGGAAGTCCCATGCTAGTACCACCAGCAGCAGCATTTTCACCTGCTAATGGATTTGCTTGTGGAGCAGTAGGAGAAAGATCAGGAGTTCCTAAAGGAAGCGACTCAAGAGCTCCTCCACCAAATCCACCAGGTAATCCCCCACCTCCGAGAACTGCTTCAATAGCCTGAGATTTAATTCCATCAATGATGGATGCACGATTGACATATATGTATAACCCACTACCGACAACGGCAACAGATACAGTAGCAGACGCAACAGCAAGTACATTAATAATTTTTTGCATGATTTTAAAGTTTGTAAGGTTCTTCTTTATTCTTAGAAGGATCAACCGCAATGATTTTTAATGGTGCTTGTTCTATCCTTAAAGTTTGGACAGGTCCACCACTTCCGTTTCCGTTAGGTCCACCACCATTGCCGTTCTGCATCTTCATAGTTCCATCACCCTTTTTACTAGCTGTCTGAATTCCGAAGCTAGCTAAAACTCCCGTAAAAACTGAAGCTATAAATGTCGGATCTATTTTTTGTTGTACCAGTCCTGGAATTGTCACATAGTTAAGAGTCAGTATACCCCCACTCCAAACCAACACGCCAATTCTGACCATCGTACTGATGATAGCAGCTTGTTCTTCTTCATCTGGAAGTATAGCATCTTTTGCTTTTTGTAGCAAATTTTTCTTTTCTTCTACTTCCTCTTTAATTTCTTCAGGCATAGGGTGTGTTTATATCTAAGCCCTATTTAGCATCTAGAAACCCTTGCTTGATCATCTTCTGCAACTCTGCAGTGCTACCAGTGAATATGGCATTATTGGTAACATTGTTTGTAGTCTTATGTTTAGTCTCATCAATATCCTTAACTTTCTTTTGGAGATCCATTAACTTATCAGCGATGTCAGCAGTAGATTTTAATACCTGACCTGCAACCTCATATGCTCTAGGTGAACCAGAACTATCAGCAACATCCATAATACCGTTAAGAGTCTCCTGACCCTTTTCTATCAATGAATATAACTGAGCACGAGAATACTCATAGTCCTTATCTATATCGATTTTTGCTAGTTGATCTTTTCTTGGAGCACAACCATTCTCAGGAGTATCATTAACCTCCACTGGAGTTATGTCTAATGCTTCACCTATGGGATCTTTTTTCATTATACATCCTCCTGTCTAGTAGGACTATACTTCTTAGAATCACCGAACATAGTAGTAGTTTCACTGAATCCAAAGTCATCCTCAGGACCAGCAGTGATAGGATCAGGTTGAACTGTATACCTCATCTCACGCTTAGCTTGCTGTACATTAGTATCTGCATAGTAATCAACCTGAACCTTCCTAATAAGACCGTCTGTACTATCAGCAACAGGACCAAAGAGGTAAGTCTTAGCGTTAAAATTGAAGGTGTACATTAGTACTCTTCTAGTTGAGAAGTCACCTTCATACTCATCACTGAAAGATATATTTTCTAGTACTATAGGAATATCTCTCTTTTCTCCTATAGAATCTACTAGATCTATAGTAACATTAAATGCTGGTTGGAAGAATGGAAGTATCTGTTCTACAATCTGTAATGCATCATCATTCAACTTGGTCATTACATTAAGTTCAAACCCTACATTGTAAGGTACTGGAAGATATACTTTCTTTACTTTAGTATTAGAAGGATCTCTATTGTCAACAGCTTTAAAAGTTCTAGTTATACTACTCTTTCTACTAGAATCATAAGACATACCAGACATCTCAAATGACATCCTAGGTAATGTCAAAGCAACTGCTTTACTTAACTCTTCCTGCTGTTCAAGTTTAGCAAGAAACTTTTGCTTAGGACCATATATCAATGGAACTTTAGTTTCACTAATAGTACCACCAGATCTGTCATCATGCTGAATATGGATATCATTGAACAATGTACCGAAAGCGATAATTGTCTTTCTTAAAATTTCGTGATAAAAATAAGTACCTAACATTACAGTATACCAAAGGGATTAGTTTCAGTGAAATCAAGAAGTTCATCTGCAGCAGTTTCAAACTCATCATTCATAAAGTATTCACTACCAGCAGCTTGACTACTTAGGTCATCACCCCACGAGAAGATTTGATATCTAGCAGAGGATGCAGTACCAGTAATAAACTCACCAGCTCTGAAATCACCTGTATTTATTGAAACTTCTAATTTTCTATTAGCAGCATCCCATTTCTTAACAAATGCTTCAGCACCAGAATCAGATCCAACTACCCTTTCATTTAGATGATATGTTCCAAGACCAACTGCTAGAGGAGCACTAATAGAAATAGTTGGAGTTGCTTCATAACCAACACCAGCATCTGTTAGATAGATTCTAAACATAGAAGATCCCTCTAAAGTCGCAACAGCAGTTGCTTGTATCTGACCTGGCTTAGCACCAACCATAGCACCAGTACCAATGAATGTAGTATTGACAGTACCAGTACCACCTATAGATGTACCAATACCAATACTAGATGAACCAATAGAAGTTACAATACCACCACCAGAAAGTGTTACTGCACCAAGATCTTTGAAGTTAATAGTATGACCAATAGCAATATTTGCCATAGTATTAATTCCAACAATCTCCATCATTCCAGCAGTTGCAATACCAGTAAATTCATACTGCTTATCAACATACTGAGGATGTTGGATTGTTACAATAGGTGGAGAAACATAGTTAGAACCTGGTTGTGTAATTCTAATTGATGCAATACCACTGTTAGTTAATGTGGATGTTGCAGCAGCACCTACACCTGGAGTACCAAATCCAATAGCAGGTGGTTCAACATAAGCAAAACCTGGATTAGTTATAGCAACATAATCTATAGCAGCCAAATTACCTTTAACTGTTGTAAATCCAACTACCTGACCTAGAGATGTTGATACACCAGCAGGAGAAGGTGCTACAGTAATATTGGGTACTGAAGTGTATCCAGAACCATCATCATTTAAAGTAATCTTCTGCAATGCACCTGCTAGTGCAAATGTATCTACAGATGCCTTAGCAGTAGAACCAATACCAGCAAGATTGATTGTCGTAATATATCCTTCTTCTTGTAATCTTTCATCTATACCAACAACATTTGTATCGATAATCTCGTCTTGTAACTGGAATAGTTCACATTGAAGTTCATAAGTATAATTCTTACCTAACTGGAAGAAAGGAGATTCAAATTCTATATGCTTAATTTCAAACAATCTTTCTCCTAAAGGAAACCATATTAGATCACCTTCTTTAGGTCTAGTACCAAAATCAATATCACCATCTCTAGCACCTTGTAAGTTTGTAGAATTAAACTGAAAAGGAGCAATAAAATCTTCAAATCTTTCTCTAGATATAGTTAAAGTTATTTCGTTCTCTAAGTTAATACCAAACTTAGTCATTACATCACTACCCTTGGCATATCCCTCATAGTTATTAAGATATGCCTCAAGGATATAATTGTCATTAAATTTAGATGATTGTACCTCACCTAAGATATCATCAGTAACAATCTGTTTTCTTGGTATGTAATATACATCAATTCCATGAATTGACAAATGTTCATCTACCAGAGACTGTACTAACCTCTGCTCATCAGGAGAACCATGTTGGAAAAAAGGAGATACAGGCATGTTAACCTATCATATCAAGGACTGGAATTTCGTAAGTAGAAAGCATCTTCTCTTCGATTTCTCTTAACTCAAAATCACCATCTTCATAGATCTGACGACCATTGAGTTCTATACCACCAGGAAGTTTTACTCCTTGGAATTTAATGAGGTTTTGACCCCACTGTTTTTTAATCTTTGCTGTAAGATATCTCTTTAAGAATGAATCATTATAGACTGCACTGTAATTAGCAGGATCCATAATTCTATAACACTCAATAATTACCCAATGCCCTTCAGTAGCAGCAGACCAATCAATATCCATATAGAGTCTATTATTTCTCTTATTGTATCTAATCTGAGTAGATGTGGTTAATAAGAAATTAATATCTTCTAGATATGTCTTAGTCATAGAATAATTTAGGAGACCATCGTAACCTAAATTAAAAGCAATATCATTTAAGAATAACTGATACTTCAAATTAAACATACCATTACTAAGTCCACTACTATCAAATTGATGGACTCTTTCTATACCTAATACATTATCTGGAACTAATATATAACTCTCATTTTCTTCAAAGGATCCAGAGGTTGTTGTGCTAGTTGTAATACCTAGGGTATTATCACCACCTCTTGCTCTACCTCTTTTAATATCATCCGATGTAATCTGATACTTAAGAGTTACTCTCTCCACACCATCAAAATGCCTCTCATAAAAGAATTGTAGAGAGTCATCCATCAAATCATCAACTTGCTCATCGGCAACATTAATCTCCAAGATTGGAGCACCTAATTGTCTTAGACAGTAATCAGCTAGTGTTGCTCTACTATTTGGTTTTGACATTAGAAGAATCCTCCATCGATGGAGTCAGTCCATTGTGGGACTCCAGAAGCGTTTGTGGTCATTACATAGTTAGAAGTAGTTAGGAATCCAACTGTGCTTGCTGTACTTACTAGTCTTCCATCATCCTCAAAGTATGCAACACCGTTAGGACCACTATATCCTATACCTGTGCTTCCACCTTGATCTGAACGATAGTATAAACCATTCTTGAATGTACCATATCCAACAACATTGAAGTTATCCTGAATTGTTACTTGACCTGATGCAGAATCAAGAACAAGTTCTCCAGTATTAGTTTCAATCTTAGTGGAAGAACTACCAGCACCAATCTTGATGTCTGATATAGTAGCAACTCCAGTAATAATAGTTAAGTTGAGTGTACTAATACCAGTTACATTTAAGTTTCTACCTTGGACTTCATCGTAGTATACATCGCCAATTACATTTAAATTACCAGCAACAAATACATCTTGCTGGAAGGTTGCTATACCAACGAAGGTTGAGAAACCAGCGAAGGTCATTTCAGTAGCAATACCAGTTTGAATCCTGGCGTTAGTAATTGCGAAGTTAGTTGCTAAACCAGCATTGATCTTAGCATCAACAGCATCTAACCAATCAGTATCAATCCTTGTGATAGTCGCTGCTGTACCAACGGTGTCAGTAATAATACCAGAGGTAATCTTGACATCCTTAAGATCTGCAGTTTCAGTATCAAAGGTTGTAATAGTTGCATAAGTACCAACTATTGATGTGATAACACCAGCAGTAATTTTTGCTGCCTCTATATCACCATTTACAAAATCAACATTAGTAATAGTTGCTGCTGTACCTACTAGGTCAGTTGCAATACCAGATTGAATCTTAGCATTTGTTATTGCAAAATCAGTTGCTAAACCAGCTAAGACCTTAGCATCAATAATATCAATGTTATTGACATCAGCAATATCGCTGAAGGTTACAACACCAGTAGCATTAATCCTTTCAAATCTAGCAGTGTCTAGAACATCTAATCTGTCTCTAGGTGAAGCAGTAGCAATACCAACCTTCTGATTAGCATCTATTCTTGCTGCCTCTACATTATCAGTATTAAATCTGATAGTGCCATCAGTACCAGAATCATCCAGAACGATAGAAGTATCATTCTTCTGGAATGCATCTAGTTGAATAACTGTAGCAGTTAAGATACCTAAGACATTTACATCACCAGTAATGTTGATATCTCCAGCACCAGCAGGGTCAATGTTAATATCACCTGTTGTAGATTCAATACTATTTCCAGAAATCTGGATGTTACCGAATGTACCACTTGTAGGTGTTACGCTACTGCTATCAGTACCATCTGTAATGGTTAGATTTGATAGTGCCTGAAGACTGGTTACCTGTTGTGAGAATGATACAGTACCATTTTCTTGGTCAACATAGAATGCCTCACCAACACGGAAGTCTCCCTTCTGGTCAATACTTACATAAGATATGTCACCGTTATTAAGTTCGGTAGTCTCATTAGCTTGTATTGCTAGGTTAGGATCATTGGTGATATCTGCACCTGCACCAACATGGTTGAAGTTAAGAGCAAATAGTCTTAATGAAACACCATCACCATCAGCAATTACACCCTTCTGACCATACTCAACAGCACAACCAACAGAACGCATGTCAGCACCGAACTGACTGTAATCTGCTAGGGTTACCTTAGTAGCAGTTCCGATACCACCACCTGCTTGAACGATTCTGATATCCTGATTACGGATTACATCGTCAGTACATGTGGTAATACCATTAGCACCATTAAAGTCTAAGAGTAAAACAGTATCCTTATCACCTGTTAACTCAGCAGTAGGAGCAGTGAAGTTTGATGTGTACTTAGCAACTCCATACTCTACTCTAAAGTCATCTATCCAACCTGTAACAGCATTTGATGTACCGTCAAAGTCAGCACCAATTACTAAACCTTTAGATGAACCATAATCTGTAGTATCTGAAGTCTTAATACCTCTCTGAGTACCATCAACAAATAGTCTTGTGTCTGTACCATCTCTTGCGATAGCATAGTGCTTCCAAGCACCAGTAGCAATACCAGCACCAGATCCAGTAATAGCAGTGGTTGTACCAACTCTTAGGTCAACTTCACCAGCAGCACGGTAAGCAAGACTTAAACCAGCAGTATCAGATCCATTTGTTCTTAAGTCAAATAGAGTAGCACTAGAGAGTCCAGTTGTATTTGAGTATGCCCAGAATTCAATTGTGAAGTCTGTGTTAGTACCAAATCCAAGATCACCACTAGAAGGAACACTGATAGAATCATTAGTACCATCCAACTTAAGTGATGCTGTACCAAATTTCTTAACAGATGTGTCTAGTTGAGCACCGTCATTAAATGTTACTGTCTTAGCAGTTCTAGCATTAAGAACCTCGAAACCAGTTTGCTTACCAGTTACACCTATGTAAGTTCCATCATAAGATGCAACAATAGCAGTACCTAATCCAGTAGTACCATCAGTATCATAAAGAGTAACTGTATTACCAACACCAACAGTTGTAATACCTGTCAATCTTAATCTAGTCTGACCTGCAGAGTGGATACCAGCAGTTCCAGAAATACCTTTAATCGCTTCAGAAGCAAAATAAGTAAATGCGTTTAGATACTCTACACGAGCACCATTGGTCATTACAACGCCCTTACTGTTAGGTACAATAAATGTAACCTCATTGAAGAGCATCGCTGCCTCAAGCGATCCTGAGTCTACCTCAGAACCATCTATATAAGCACCACCACCAGCAATGTAGGATGATGGGTTAGAATCTGCTGAACCATAACCATATGGATCAGACGCAGTAACATTACTACCTTTGTTGTATACAGTTACACGCTGAACATAAGGAGATCTAGCGGTAATAGCAATACCAGGTTGGAACTTGAATGCATAACCTTCATTCGCTGATGTATTGAAGAACATGTCAGCGACAGTTAAGTCTTCAACAACTGACCTATCATTCAATAAGAAACCATCCTTTTGCTTAGTAGCAGAAGTTGGAACAATCTTAGTAGCACGAAGACCATTACCTTTAACAGTAACACCTGCAGGAACAATTAATGGGAATGTTTCTTCATAAACACCACCACCAATATTCAATGTCTCATTAACTCCTCTAACATTAGGAGCAACATTAACATTGATATAGAATGTATCAGAATCTACAACAGTAACAGCAGTTGTTACACCAGCAATAGGATCAATACCAGCACGAGGATATGTTTCTGGAGTAGTATGACCATTCTTTGAACATGTAAATGTCAATGAATTGTTATCAAGGGTGATAGTATCACCTGTTGTCATACCATGAGCAGATGCAAATGATAGAGTTAATCTACCGTATTGAGCATCATATTCTGCTGCATTAGGAGACTTCTGATTACCAGACTCAGCACCACTTTGAACATTAACTGCATTTGTAGCAGTACCACCAGCCCAAGTGTGGTCATACCTATTAGAAATTCTTTGTAATGCATAACGAACAGTTCTGAATGGTCTGTCATCAGTACGACCACGAGAAGGTTCATTATCATCAACACCATGAGTATCAACAAACCATACATCGTCACCAGGGTTGACTGTAGCAATACCAATCTGAGCAGGTTCCTTCCATTCAAGTTCTCCAGAACCATTAGTACTCAACATATGCTGAGTATTAACTCCAACAACTCCAGTAGAGTCATATAGAGAGGTTACATAACCAGCACCAACCGTAAGGTTTACAATATCTCCTTGATTAACATCGATAACACCTGTGAAGGTTGCTGCAGTAGCAACAACTACATCGGTAACTGCTAACCCAGTCAAGGATAAACTATCAGCACTTAAGTTAGAAACATGTGCTGTTGTAATAGTAGCGTAAGTACCAACCAGTGAAGTTACAACACCAGCAGTGACCTTAGCATCTAAAATATCAGCAGCATCTAAATGTGCTGTACCATCAATGTAAAGATCCTTCCATTCTTGAGTAGGAGCACCAATATTGTAAGTATCATCATCGTCAGGAATGAAACTAGAATCGATGTCTGCATTGAATACAATAGCATCGCTAGTAGAATCACCAAGACCAATTACACCACCTTGGAAAGTAACATTACCAACGAATGTTGATGCACCACCAACTCTAAAATCTCTTTCTACATCTAGACTATCGTTTAAGTCAACAAATCCAGTTACAGTGGCAGCACCAGATACTTGAATATCAGTGACAATACCAGAACCTATTGTGGCGGTTACAATATCAGCAGTATTGAAATCAACTGTCGTAATGGACGCTGCAGTACCAACAATATCAGTTACAGCAACTCCAGTAATGTTTATATTTTGAGCGTCTAAATTCTCTACATCAAGAGTAGTGATAGTACCATAAGTACCAACCAAAGAGGTAATGATACCAGCAGTAACTTTAGCATCAAGAATATCTGCAGCATCTAAATGTGCAGTACCATCAATGTAAATATCTTGCCATTCCCTATCTTCAGTACCTAGATCATAGGTATCATCAGCAGAAGGATTGAGTATCTGGTTAAATGTCCAAGCATTTCTTGATAGATCCCAATTAATAGTTTTGTCTGTACTACCTTTAAGAGTTATACCACCATCAGAAGCACTAGCATCACTAGGAGATCCACTAGTAGTTACACCAAGTTCAATGTTTTTATCATTGACTTGCATAACTTGAGATTGAAGGTAAGATAAATTACCTTCAACATTAAGGTCACCCTTAATGAGAGTATCTCCAGTTACAGTTAAAGCACCACCAACTCTTGCATCTCTTGTAACATCTAAGTCAGTGATAGTAGAGTATGTACTGACTAAAGAGGTAACAACACCAGCAGTGATCTTGCCGTAAACGGCATCCATGTAATCAAAGTCAGCCTGAGTGTAAGTAACACCGAAACCAGACAGAGATGTAACAACACCAACTGTGATGTATGCGTTAGTAGTAAGACCAACCTCATTACGGAAGTAAGTAGCATCAAAGTCAGTCGCTAAACCAGCAACGATCTTTGCTTGCTCAATATCTGCGTTGATAAAATCAACATTACTAATAGTAGCAGCTGTACCAACTGTATCTGTAATGATACCAGATTGGATTTTAGCATTAGTAATTGCAAAGTCTGTTGCTAAACCAACAGTTACCTTAATATCCTCAACATCTACATTTACAAAATCCAGATTAGTAATTGTAGCAGCAGTACCAACTGTATCTGTTACAGCAAGTCCTGTAATGTTTACATCTCTAGCATCAAGAGTCTCAATGTCAACTACACTGATAGTAGAGTAAGTACCAACATATGATGTTACAACACCTACATCAATGTAGGCATTAGTAATAATACCAACTTGGTTAACCAAATTAGTAATAGCAAAATCAGTTGCTAAACCAACAGTGATCTTAATGTCTTCTATACCAAGATCATTAACATCTATTTGTGGAACAGTAGCAACACCAGTGATATTGACATCACCATCTACATCGAGCAACGCTGTAGGCGTTGTGGTCCCGATACCTACCCAACCGTCCTTATTACCAGAAACCCACTTAACATCACCTGAACCAATTATTAACTGATCGTCTTGATCTGGATATCTAACATCTTGTCCTTTACCAATGATAACATTGTTACTACCAGTATTATGAGTACCAGCAGAATTACCAATAGCAATATTATCATTACCATAAACATTGTATAGAGCAAACGCACCAATAGCAATGTTATTGCTCTGGTTAGTTGATATACCAGCACCCCATAGTGCTTCACGACCTATACCAATATTCTGCTCGTGATCTTCCTTACCACTATTTGTTGTGATACCTGATCTTACAACTAAGAATCCATAAGTATCGGTTAATCCAATACTACCAGTGGATAGGTAAATAGCGTCACCAATATCAGATAATAAACCAAAATCATCCTGACCCTTAACTGTAAATTGCTGACCAATTAATTTTGCTAAGTGAGCATTAGTACAAGTACCAATGTTAAATGATAAGTTACCAGTAACAGCATTGTTAATTGTTCCTAGGTCACCTAGTTGGTCAATAGCAATTGCCCAGTCACCACCCTGTAGGTTAGCGAAGTTATCTGTAGTACCATAGACTCTGTAATCGTATGGATCACTTGAAAGAGAACTAGCATCAGAGAATGAAATACTACTGACATCACCAGTCTCACCATAAGTAATAACAGACTGAGAACCTAAATCCTGTCCAACCTTGTCACCAATATAGATGTTATGAGAACCTTCTGCTTCCTGTCCAGCAAAGTTACCAAGGAAGACATTAGATTCTGCCTTAGTTTGACCACCTTTCTGGAAAGCACTATTACCAATAGCAATGTTTCTCTTAGTATTTACTGCTAAACCTGCCTGATTACCAGCATAGTTACCAATAAACATACCCTGACGATCATTACCGTCAGTCTCTAATTTACCTGCTTCTCTACCAATTCTTATTAACTGCGTTCTAAAGTCATAGTTGTTCTCAATCGTTGAGATACCACTAATAGTTAAGTTCTTAGTAGTGGATGCATGACTTACATTAATCTGTTCAAACTGTGCAGATGTAGCATTCCAATCATTAAATGTACCACCAACACCAGCAAGAGCACTAATAAGACCTACCTTGTTTTGTAGGTTAAGAGTATCAGTAATGTCAGTTACATAAAGAGTAGGGATAGTACCTACACCAGTTATATTCCAATTTCTTGCATTTACTTCGTCATAGGTTAAATCACCTGTGACATTCAAATTACCAGCAACTGCTAAATCACCCGATACAGTGGCTGCAGCACCTACTAGAAGGTCAGTAGCTACACTCCAGGTGTCAATCTTACCCTGTGGGTTAAGAATAACTGCCCTAGAACCAACTGGCTTACCAAAGTCAGCAGGGTTATCTGGCAACATATCGGTGTAGTATTCACCACCGATTGCTATAGGAGGATTTGTATTACCGTCTGGATGACCAATATATAATTTCTTATAAGACTTACCTGCACCTACATTTGTAACATCATAGGTGTAAACTAATTCACCAAACGATACACCAGTACCAACTGGAGCTGCGGTAGGAGGTGAGGTTCCTTTGGTCCTCTTTAACAGAATCGTTGCTGACATTAGTATTCCCCTCCATCAATAGTAGTGGATGGTAAAGTAGTTTGAGTTATAAATTTAGCGGATGCTGAGTCGTAGACCAGAAAACTGCCGTTAGTTAAGTTATTCGCATTAACATCTGAAAGTAAAACTAGTTTACCTCCTCCTCCACCGCCTCCTAAGGAGCCGCTGGCAATAACCTTAACTTGGCTGCCAGTACCAATTCTTAAAGATGGCATTACCTTGTTACCCCTGCTCTAACATTAATCATTCCTTCAACGACTTTAACCTTACTAGT